GCGCCGAAGAGATCGCCGAAGGAAACGACGAGCATCCCAAGGGCAACAAGTTTTACAAGGCCAACCGCGAAGCGATGGACGCAGGGTCCCGGGTGGGCTGGGCACATCGCAAGTTTCCTCACGAGATTTCGGCGATCCAGCACGCCGAGAATCTGCGCTTCGATAATCCGGACACCTTTGACGCAGAGTATCAGAATGAACCCAAGAAATCGATTGTTGCCGTCGATGGCATCCGCTGCCTGACCTCCGACGAGTTCTGCTTGCGGATACTCCCGACCCACCGCCGCGGGGAAATCCCCGACTGGGTCGAGCACATCACCCTGGGGGTCGACGTTCAAGGATCCTCGCTGTGGTGGGTCATTGCCGGTGTCGGAGCCGACTTCTCCGGCCTCGTCGTCGATTATGGTATCTGGCCCGACCCTGGAATCGATTATGTCACCCTCGCCGACATCGATCGGACTATCATACGAGCCACCGGAATTAGGTCCTCTACCGAGTCGCTATTGGTCGCGCTCGGCAAGCTCCGAGACGAGCGACAAGCGGTGATTTACACGCGCGACGACGGGACGCAGTTCCGGCCTGAGATCATGGTCGTGGATGCAGGGTTTCAAAGCGAAGTCGTCTATCGATTCTCTCAAATGCATCAGCACGTGGTTCCGAGCCATGGTAAGGGAGTCACTGCCAGACAACGCCCCTGGAACCAAGAAAAAAAGAAAGCCGGGGAGCGTATGGGGTTTGGCTGGCGCATGCCACCGACCCGAGGGACCCGAGCTCCGAGGTACTGCCTCGTAGACACCAACAGTTGGAAGACGGCCATGATGGAACGCTGGACTACCGATGCCGGGGAGCCTGGTGCTTGGTGGCTCTACAGAGCTGCCCCGCTGCGTCACCGCATGATCGCTGACAACCTTTCTGCAGAATACCCCACGAAGACTCAGGGGCAAGGCAGAGAGCTGTTTGAGTGGGGATGCAGGCCAGGACGGGACAATCACTTCCTTGACGCGACGATCCTAGCCGCTGTAGGTGCATCGATCCTGGGGGTGAAGGTCCCTGGCGAGTCCGATCGAGTGGTACGCCGACGCAAGATTTCCATGTCCGACCGATCCGGACAGGATCGACCCGAGCAGGATCAATCCCGAGATCCGTCCCCCGTCGAGCAGCGAGTCGAAGCCGTCGAGAAGATCGCCAAGCGGCCCAACGATGGCAAGATGACGCTAGCCGAGCTGCGGGCCCTCAGGCGGAAGAGTGGGTGATGGGTCTTTTTTTAGTACCAATTCGGCTAGGCTCGTCGAGTCGAGGAAGTGATTGTTCCGGTCGGCTCGAGTGCGAGCAGCGAACGCCGCGATGTCCATTCCGAATTCCGCTTTTGGAAAGTACGTTTTGATGAAGCATCCTAGATTGCTCCTCGCCAGATGAGGGTCCTCAGGCGGAAGAGTGGGTGATTCGTCTTCGATCGGCGGGTTGTGCCCCTCGTACCACGCCATCAGTCCGTTTTCAGGCACGAGGGTAATTTCCGCTTCACCCGTCTCTGCGTCCCAGCTACGCATCTCAAGCTTGAACACCCTGCCCTGTTCGTTCATGGCTTCAAAAAACTGATCTTTCGTCATCTGTGTACGGAATGACATGTGCCTAGTGCCAATGCCGTTGACCTCAGTGACTCCAATTAACTTGTCCGGATGTGTCATGGTTTCTCCACTGTTTGCTGCGGGCCCTCAGGCGGAAGAGTGGGTGATCTGAGTTCCGTAGGGTCTTCAGGCAAGAAGATGTCTTTGCCAAATGTTTGAATGGAGTGCTGTCGGATCATGAATTCCAACTCATCCATCGCTTGCCGAGCGTTAAACGAACCTTGCACTTGGGCTTGGGTGGATGCTCGCGCGCTATGAATTATCGAATACGAGTGTCGCAATGCCTGTAGATCGTTGGCAACTCGCGCTAGGCTCAAAATGAATTTAGCGATCCGCATTTGTCGATGATGGTCGTCCTCCTGGAGTTCGGACCAGTTCTCCATCGTTCGCATCTGCTGGATCTTGTCGTGATCAAACGCTGCCATGGTTTCCCCCTGTTTGCTGCTTGTAGTCTACGGATAACCCAGGACCACAACTAGGACCACGGACGGAAAATCCTTTGGTTTTTTCTGGCTTGTGCGAGTCTTGCTAAGACTCGCTAACGTTGGTTTTTCGTTTGCTTGCGACGCGTCGAAATCGTTTCATTGGGGCATCATAGGCAAGGTGGCACGGTGCGCAGAGTGCGACCAAGTTACCCAGATCGCAGTCGGATTCGACATGGTTGATGTGGGCCACGGTTAAAGTCCGTCGGTGCGTGTCAAACGGTTCGCCCGGCTTGCGACATTGCTTTCGGCAGCCCTCACACTTCCAGCCCACTTGGTCCTTGAGGTCTGTGGCGATCTGCTCCCAGTCCGCTGGGTACTTGTCGCGATTCATTGGCATCACATCCCCCCACAAGCCAGTACAGCGAGCGCCACAAGCACGCCCACCATGATACTGATGAAAATTTGAAGCAACTCCGGCCAGCATCCGTTGTTGCTCCGGGCCCGAGCTGCTTCGCGGGGGATCGCTCCACCGCCGAGCAGCATGCCGATTAGTTTGAACATGGGTTAAAGATCCCTGTAGACGGGAAGCCAAACGCAATACTGTCGACGGAATCCGCTGATGTGGTCTCCGCGAAAAAAGAAACTTCCGGGCTCCGCAATCCGGTTGATCCGAAAGATCCCGAAGGAAAGACTTCTCCATCCGGGGCCAGCAGAGTAGTCTCGCGTGAAACCAAGCTCGACGACAATTTTGCCGACCGCTTCTCTGGGCCGGGTCCGTCGGAAGGTTGGTAGTTCTCGAAATAGCATCATGGTTTAAATGCCCTCAGTTCGTGCTAGGTTTGATCCATCTCGAAAGGATGGCTGCGATGCTCTGGTTGTTCTGGGCCACGACGGCCCGGAGCTGGTCGAGCTCGGTTTGTAAGGCTTTCTTGTCCCTGACATGCTGCGCGATGATCCGAATCAGATCGTCTTGGCTTTTCTGCATGTGATTGTTAGCGTCACGCAGTAGCTTGACTTCGTCACGCAGCACCTCGACTTCGTCGCGAAGCTTTCTGGCTGCGTCGAACACCGCCAGCAGGAGACCGGGATGCGTCTCCCATTTGCCGATGAGGGCCATCGCCTCATCGACGCTCAATGGATTGTCGTGGTCGGTGCTCATAACGAGGGCCCTCGAAAGTCGTCGTCGCCGAGCGCAATGATGACGCAGAAAAACACTACGACACAAACAGCAATGATTAGGTCCATCAGTTGCACCGACTCCCGCAGCTCGCGTACCCAGCGATGTCGACCCAGTTGTCCCGCTTGCGTTGGTGCGTCTCGCGTGAGGTCTTGAGCAAGATCATCGCCAGTGCGACGTCTCGGGGCTCGAATGTCACGCCGTCTTTGAGCTTGGAAAGGAACAACGCCGACCACATGCCAGCGGTCCGGCGGAAGTCCTGATCGGGTGGCCCGTATTGAGCTTGGCGACTGCCCCGCGTGATCCGGAATGCTTCGGCCAGGATGTCTTCGTCGTCTTTGTGGTTGTCGTCGAAGTGCGAGATAAATTTCTGCGTCTCGTGGGACACGACAGCATTAGGCCAAAAGGCCTCGGACAGGGAAAAGGCGAGGCCCCTGTTGTCCATAAAACAAAACTTTATCGACGGACTGCCCTGTTCGTCGTTGTAGCCTTGCCAGACTCGCTTGCCCATCCAGGCAGCTATGGCAAGCTCGGCGAGAGCCCCCTGGCTGTTCTCCCAGCCTGGGAGCAGGACAATCTCGTCGCACCGCAGGACGGCCTCGAGGCACCGACGCACGGTCTTGTCAAAGCTTTCAAAGCTAGCTTCGGACGGAAACGTGCAGTTCCCAGCGATCGCGTAGAATGGGTTCGCAAACGGGTCAAAGCCCACCTTGCGATCCTCGTCCGCTGGGCTGATGACTTCGTTGCCGGAGTCACGCAGCTCCTGGGCGACGCGATCAAACATGGGGTAGTTGAACCAAGCGACCCCGCGCATCGGGCCAGCAATGTACAGGACTCGCTTGCGTTGGATCGGTTCGGTAATCGGCTCCGCGTCTGAATCGTACGCATTCGGTACCGTGTATCCGATCGTGATCTTTTCGTTTGCTTCGCAGCGCTCGAGCTCTCCAATGTCGATCGAACTGTCCGGAATTTCCGGACTGTTGGGTTCAGTTGTTAAAGATTCCTTGATAACTGGTTCGGGCTCGACGGCAACTGTAAAGGATTCCTTGACAGTTGGTTCGGGCTGCGGAGTCGGATCCTGGACGAAGTTGGGGTTGTCCTGCGGATGCATTTCTGCGCTGACGACATCCTCCAGCTTCCATCGCTCTAATGGCCTGTATGGGTCTGTACCCGAATCATAGACCGGTTGCAAAAGATCGCTGTGGATGCTCACTAAAGTGCCTGCGAGGCAACGTAGTAGCTGTTTTCCGTAAGCATCACTTGAAAGGATCGTGTGGACCTCTAGTGGAAGTCCGAACGGAAGCCCATCTTCCTCCCGAAACACTCTAACCTTTTCCCCATTCCGAAAGCTCATCCGACGGATTCGTGTCTCCCCATAACAGACCCAAGCCCGAACCAGTACTGGCACCCACTGTTGGCTTGCTGCACTCCATTCCCAGTCTCCTGGTGCTGTCATCTCTTGGATCTTCAATGCTTGCCAACCGCACGGGATTGCCACTGGAAGTGGCAACACATGATAGTTGCTTTTTGGACTGCTGCTCATTCTCTCATCCTCCTAAGAAAAACCACCCCAAAATCCTTACGCTGCTCCCCTGCGGATCAGCGGTGATAGGTATGACACGCCGTCGATGATCGGGATTTGAAGATTCAAATGCCCGAGTCCCTTTTGCACCAACTGGATTCCGTAACCGTTGACCCAGTCGGTCAAGTTTTGATGCATGTAGAAGGGCTGTAGCTGGCACAGGCAACCGGGGTTCCAAGCTCCGATCGGGCCCGAGGCCACCGTCCGCTTGGTCGCCATGTCCATGCGGTGGGTATGGCCGAACCAGATGTTCGAGTTGTACTTGGCCAAGTGCGCGGCCGCTGCGGCCTTGGAAGTGAATTGGCCATGGGTGAAGTAGCAATTGTCCCGCAGGATCGTTCCGGGGACATGGCACCCGTCGTACCACTGACCCTGCTTGTAGATGGGGATCTTCCGCTTGTCGAGCTGCAACACCGTCTCGGTCGAGAACAACGTGTTGAGCATCTTGACGTCGCCTCGGGATCCTTTGCCCGTTCGCAGTGCGTCGGTGACGATCCACTTCTCGATGCGTCGCTCGTGGTTTCCCTCGAGGTACTCGATCGTCGCTTGTGGTGCTGCCGACTGCAGCGCATCCAGGAACTGGTTCGTTGCCGCGCAGTCGTCCTCGAAAGTGTAGTCGGTCTCGGCCACGTAGCCCCAGGTGTGGTGCTCGGCCAGGAAGCCACCGCAGTCGAGATGATCACCCAGGAGGATGATCGAACTGGGCTTGAGCATCGCGATGTCCGCAAGCATCGCCGACGCTGCCGACTGATCAACGAAGCATCCATGGGAATCGGGGACGATCACTCGCAGTGTGACACCGCCCTTGGAGCTTTTGGCTTTGCGCGTCAGGTTCAATTTCACCGACGAGCTTCGCAATCGATCGAGGGTCTGCTCGAGCAGCTCTCGTGCCGACCGCTCTCGCTTGAGTGCAACCTCGAGCTGCTTGAGCTGTGCTCTGGCGGTCAGTAGCTCTTGGGACTCGGTCGCCTCGTTGCGGGTCCAAGCTTTGATCTGTTTTTTGAGGCTCATGAAGCGACCTCGTTCAGCCAGGTGTCGAAACCGAATCGACCCACCTTGCAGACTCTCGCATTCACAAATCGGAGAAGGTCCGCTTTGCCCGGGAACAGGTCTCGCGACTCGCCGCCCTTGTGCCAGTCGATGCAAAGCGTCTTGAGCTCTCCGGCCTTTTTAGGCTCGTTGGCTTCGAGGACCTGGAACCAGGTCTGCATGCCCTTTTTTCGTTGGTACTGAGTAGCCGACTGGCGAGCTTCCTCCAGGAGGCTGTTCGGTTTCGGGCTGGTCTTTTTGCTGGCTGGCATCATGCCTCCATGGGGTTGAAAAGTTAAGCGTTGGATCGCGGTATAACTGGCTTAGCGATGTTCTTTGTTGGACGTAGCACGCCGATGTAGAAAGCTTCCGCGAAATCTAATTCTTCTAACGGAAGAGACACCCAGCTTAACCAGTGACTTGAGTCAACTGCGTGATGACTTGGACGCAACCGTTTTCTAAGGTTTACTGCTTGCCCTACGTACCTAACCGTCGAATCCTCCCATGCAAAGTAACATCCACTTACTTCTGGTATCAGTTCTCGGTTCGCAGTTGACACTCGCACTTTTGGACGCTCTGGGACCGGGTACAAGTCCGATCTTAGATTCGACAAATCCCAGGTTTTTTTCTCCAGGGATTTAACCTTCTTGCGCAGAGAAGAAACTTTACTAGTCAACGTGTTTAATTCTTCGCTCATGCATTTAAGTTGAAAATGCTTGTTCTCGAAAGTTTCAAGCAGCATCCGATTTTTTGATGAAAGCAAGAAACATTCGCGAAGTTCTTCAATGGTTCCTTCAAAGATGAGTAGTTTTTTGCGAATTAAAAAATCTTGCGTGACGCAATCTCCCCACGATTCTGGGCATCGAGTCGGTTCATCGAAGATTGCTAGCCCGCTATCGCGAAACCATGAAATTTCGACAGGGTTTTTCCACAAAGCAATGCCCCGTGGGCTACCCTGAGAAATCAGAAAACGACTAAAAAATCTTTCGGCAGCATCGTATTGAACAGGCTTGGACAACGCTTGTTGGTTTGCGTTCGCCAAGGCCATCAACCGGAGCTCAAGTAGTTCTGGATGTGTCATTTCACAAAACTCCCGCTTTCTCCAGTTGATTGCCTTGAATCGCACTAGCTGGTGGGGGTGGTGGCGGTGGGACTTGCAGCTTGAGCTCGTCCCAGCTCTCGCCCCTGGCTTGGCACATCTTGACCATGACCATCCCGAGGTATCCTTTGGGTTTAGCCACTTCGTCTTCGGTGATCCTCGCCAACGCGTCGAGCAAGCCAGCCCGGTCAAAGTCAGTGGCTACCCAAGCGATCCGCCAGATCTCGTCGCGATTAAGACCAAGCCTTCTGCCACGAGCTTGCATCTCGGACATCTTCATCGCGATTTCCCGAACCGATTCCCGAAATTCAAATCCCGCCGACGCCCAATCGTTCGAACGACGGGTCTTGTCTGGTCCGGTTAGGTCGGGTCCTGTCCTGTCCTGTTCGGTACGGTCCGGTCGTGTGCTCGGGGGAATCCCCCGAGGCGTCGGGGGGTTGTCGGGGGATTCCCCCGAAGTGCTAGAATCCCTGAGTTTTTCCGCTTGGTCCGCAATCTCCTGAGCGATCTCACCCGCTGGGACGGCCTCAAGCCATCCGATGTCCTCACGTGAGGCCCAAGCGAACAAGTCCCGGAAAACGGACTCGGCAAAACCAGTGATCCTGGCAACGTGGGAGATCTTCAGGGGAATCCCCCGACTGTTCCCCAGCG